GAAATGGAACAATCAGATAGTTTATAAATAGAGACTTCCTTTTGATACTTATATCTATTAGGGGAGAGCAAATCGAAATCCTCCTTTTGATTTCCCTGTAACTCCATATTTAGATTTTTCTGGATTAAATCCTGAAAATAAAGAGTCTGATTCTAATATAGCATTTATGTATAAAAATAGATATAAGGCTTCTACTGATTATGATATAAAATTCTCTAAAGGGGAGTTACTGTTACAAAAGGTAGGTTCATTATCTGGTTATGTAGGAAGCTGTCTTCCTTACTTTAAAATTAGTTTGCCGTCAATGGAGACTTTAAAAGTAACAATGGATATGGATAGCTATGGAAACTATGCAACAAATGTTTCTTCATGGCGGACTTACTTATTTTATTCAGAAAAATTAGTTGCGGCAAGCAATTTAACTAAGTTAATAAAATATGATGGATATGTCTCTGCAAACACAGATTGTTATGTAAGAGACTTTGAAAATTCAGGTAGTTTATATGAGGAATATTTAAATAATAATACTATTATTCCTTTTTACAATTATGTAACAATTTCTAATCCAACAGATGAGAAAAAAGATTTTTATTTTTATTTCTGTATAAATGGGAATGGAAGTGATCCATCCGCAGATTATCATTATTACAAGAATTTTGGATTAGGAAAGATAACTTTGGAACGGATGGTGGCATAAAATGAAAAAAATAAAAATTTATAATACAGCCACACAACAGTGGCAAGATATTTCAGCCGGCCAGACTGGTCCACAGGGTCCTCAAGGTATCCAAGGAGTTCAAGGACCCGCTGGTGCAGATGGAAAAGGTATTTTATCTGCTAATTTCAATGCAGACAATACTTTAACTTTAACGTTTACAGATAATACAACATATACTACACCTTCATTGAAAGGTCCACAAGGACCGCAGGGTGTTCAAGGAGAAACAGGTGCAACTGGTTAGACTGGACCTCAGGGCCCACAAGGCTAGACTGGAGCTACAGGAGAAGCGGGTGCCGCAGGTTCAGATGGAATCACTCCTATTGTTACTATTACAAATATTTCAGGTGGTAGTAATATTGATTTTAATTATGGTTCAGGAGATTCTCGTAATACTAATGTAAATGTTTATAATGGTACAAATGGAACAGATGGCCACACTCCTGTCATCACCGCAGTTAAAGAGAATGGAGTAACAACAGTTTATTCAGATGGAGTTGCTGTTGCTACTATAAATGATGGCGCTGAGGGTGCTCCAGGAACGCCAGGTACTAATGGTACAAATGGTGCTAACGGAGCGGATGGTGATGATGGAATTACTCCTGTTGTTACTGTAACTTCGATTACTGGTGGACATAATGTTGCATTTAGTTATGGAACTGGAGACGCAAGAAATACTGATTTTGATGTAATGGATGGTGAAGCAGGTTCTGGCGGTGGAAGTTATACCGCTGGTACTGGAATTGATATTACTAATGGAGTTATTTCTTTAGCTGTTGTTAATGGAGAGGGGGTTCAGTATTAATTATGAGTCAAGTTTTAATAAATGAATCTACCCTACAAGATGTTGCTGATAGTGCAAGAGGTATAAGCAAAAAATTATCTATAGTGCCTGAAGGTACTAAAGTTGTAGGATATAAATATAAGTCAGGTACAACTAGTTCTGGTACATATTATACTTCTTTTCGTTTTACTGACTATTTTTTAGATTTTTAGGCGTCTTATGTTTTTATTATGCCAAACTATATATACTGGTCCGATCCGTCGAATAATTTTTATACAAGTGAAGATGGTAATTCAAATTCTACATTTCTTTCGACTTATATGCCTACGGTTATACCCTATACCGGAAAGAATAAAACGGAAGGACATAGCTTTACAATAAGATCTACTCCACAAGAGTTACTTTTTATTCTTTTGGATGAAAATTTTAATCCAATTATTTACGATGAAAACATCCATGCTGGATTACCTTCTTATACTTTTACTTCTGTTTTAGATAATTATCATTATTATGTAATGAAACCGTATATGTATAAAAAAGAAAACAATGATCTATTATATCCAAAAGACTTTGATGAAGAGATACGGACATTAAGAGTAGCTTAGTATCCATGTCCTTTTTGTTGGATAGATATAAATAATAAAGGAACTAGATTTAGCCCTATGGATACAAGGTTTCTAGGAATTGATAAATTAGAAGATTTGAAGATGGTTGCATACAGTACGAAGATCTCTAGCTCTTCTTTTGATGTTTTTTAGATTTCTTAGAAAAATTCTATTATTGTACCAGGTTTTGAAGAGTATGGAAAAGGATATAAAATATTAAATTTATATCGGCCCGAACATGCTTATTCAAACGATTAGCAGAATTATCCTGCTCATCGTTCCGATCAAAGTTTACATATGAAGGATCATCGATTATATGTTATATATCGTACAAGCACTACGAATGGCTGGATCTTTAATACTTCTAGTGCCGACTTTAGGAATAATGAAAGAGTTTTTTTCATATATTAAAGAAGGAGTAAAAAATGACAATTCAAGATAGATTTATATATGCGGATGAAGGTAAATTACTGGATTTTGCAAAACCTCATTTCGCAATGAATGAAGATAATATTCCTGTTAGAATACATTTAAATACTCCTATCCTTCATATGGGAATTATGGATAAACCTTAGAACTATATTGAAATAGATAAGAGTGAGGTAGAATAATGGGATTATTTGCAGTTATCACAGGAGATGATTTAGGTTTACCGACAGAATTAAGTGGAACTGCAATTGTACCAATTGACTCGGATGCAAATGGAGAAGATAATGTCGCTTGGAACAACGAAACAACAACAGTAACAGTACAAGTAGATTATAGCGATGCCTTTGCCGCATTTGCTGAATCTTTTTACTTAATTGCTCTTGATTTAGTTCCTATTGATACTGGATATTTGTTATCTTCTATATCATCTTCATCCGATGACTGGAGTATGACAGCTGAGGCGGACGCCTATTATGCTCAGTATGTATAGTTTGGAACATGGAAAATGGCGGCGCAGCCTTATTTCATACCGGCTCTAAATATGGCTTGGGAAGAGGCTGCTCCGCTATTTGAGTAGGCTTTAGCTAGTGCTCAATAGGACTTAGATAATTAGATTGCCGCCATTCAAGAGGACTTAGGAGATAATTCTGATACAGGATTTGGCGGACTAGGTGGTTTCTTAGGAATGATTCTAGGTGGATTAGTCGTAGGATTAATTCAAGGTGTTCTAAATTATCTAGGTTCCGCAGGAAGCGGTTCTGGAGGTAGATCCGGAGGCGGGAGTATATCTGGTGGTGATTTTGATAGTTTTGTAGAAATAACTTAAAGGAGAGTAATCATATGATAAATAAAATTAAAGTAAAATTATTTGATATTCTCTCTAAGGATTTGGGATATAACGTAGTAGATAATCCAGAAAGAGGAGAAAGCTTTCCTTGTGTGTTTTTAAAATTAGGAAATACTACTAGAGATATATTCCGCAATAACTTTAGATTTCAAATAAAATTTAAAATAGATATTTTCTCTAATTACGATGGAGAAAAAGAGATATTAGAAATGGAAAGCGCAATCTTTGATGCGATTCAAAGTCTATATGAGATAGATGGAGTTACATATGTAAGATAGAGCGATTTCCGCATACTTGATGATAAATCCACATCAGTAATGAGAAAACATGGCATTATTACTTTGTCTATTGTCAGTACTGGTATGGTAGAGGAGGTAGAAGATGAGCAAAACAGTTCTACCAACCCATAATGGTGTAAATGCGGTTTTATTTGTGAATAATGTCGCAGTGGCGGGACAGACTAACTGCACATTAAATAGAACAATGAAACCTATTACTATAACAAATAAAATAAACGGTACATGGGAAGAAAGTTTATCTGGTATCCGCAACTGGTCTTTAAATTGTACTGGTATGTTTATTAAAAATAAAGAAGCTTTCGATCAACTGGAATAGGCTTTTTATGATGGTAATACTATAACTGTAAAGATTACAGATGGAGACCGAGAATATAGTGGAACTGGATTGATTACTCGTTTTCCTGTGTCTGCCGCATATAATGATGCGTATGTATATAATATTACAGTCTTAGGAACAGGAGCATTGAGTTGATTAGAAAGCAAATTAATAATAAAATTTACTCATTTAATTTTGGGATAAAATGTATAATTTTATCAGACGATTTTTTAAAATTAGATAGTAAATAGAAAAAAAGATTGCTTTTTAGAGATATTTTAATTTAGAAACAAGATGCAGATGAGTTGATTAATTTACTTTCTGACTCTTGTATTGAGTAGATAATTGTTGCTACCTTTGAAGATGCTTTTTTAACTCCTTTGTCAAAAGATTGCTCCTTTTACTCGATATAGAACTTCTTAAATTCTAACAATCTTCTTCAATAGGTAGATCAATTATATATAAAGGCGGTGGGCGAGGCAGGGGTCTCTCCTGCCGCTTTCTTTTAGATGACACCTAAAGAAGTGGAGTTAGCATACATGGGATATTTAAAGCGGATGGAGCTAGGTGCGAACTGTACACTAGCGGCCGCCCGCAAGGCAAGAACTTCAAATGGTTAGCTTATTTCTCTCTTGCATGGATAGGAATATGGATTATCTACTCTTGAAGAACGAGAAGCAACCTTTAAGATATTACAAATTAGTTAAGGAGAATTATTATGGCATTAACTAATATTGAAAGTATAGAAAGTATGGTTCAAAGTAACCTTGCTGATACGATTCAAACTTCAGACACCTTGCCATAGGTTGAAAGCGACCAGGTCGCCGCACCAGAAAGTATGACAAATGCAATGTTTGAAGATGATGAATCAATGAGTTTTTTAATGAATAAGATTGGGCTGGAAGTCCAAAGAAATGGAGGCTAGTAATGCTAATTAATGGCGTTGATCTATCTTCTCTTGGGGTTCAGTTATACAATAGAGTTTTAACAAGCAATAGTATTAAAACTACTAGAGACTGGCTTGAAGGAGACATTCAACCAACCTTTATTCGTCAACAGGAAAAATTCAAAACTATTCAGTTACAGTTTTTAATAACTGAGAAGAATGAAGACGATGCTTTCTTAGTGATGAGTAAATTAACCGCTATGTTGAAGAAGGCTACAGTTGTATTTGATGATATTGATCTATTGTTTGATATGACTATTACTGGACCGACACAACAAAAACGGTTAAAGAATGGAAACTTTATTTTAACTGTAGACTTAGTTAGTGATTACGCAAAAGGCCAGACAGAAGTTTATACAACTAATCAAAAGGCTACTAACTATTTTAAACTAAGAATCCTTTATTATCAAAATGGTAATGTATTAATTTCAACCGATGAAGTGGTTATTCGTTCGTCTGACTTTGATTTGGTTAATACTTGGGAATCATTAGGAATTAATATAAATAAGTATAAACCAGACTACTATAATGGCGGACAGGTGACAAACTTCAGCGGCCGCGAGATAACATACGAAAATTTATATGCATTACAAACTTTAATTATTAACTATGCTCCTGTTGTTTATTCAAAAGAAGTAGAGTATTTTATTAAAGATTAGAATGATACCTTAAATTCTGTGCAGACAGCTACAATCACTTTTACAAAAGCTCAAGTAGATGCCGCGAGAAACTTAGGTGAATTAATTGATTTTAATGCGTATAAACCAGATGGTTATTTTGCATCAACTAATTTTAATGAAGAATTTAATTTTAATAATTTATTAAGTTTTTCACCTTTACAGATTTATTTTGAAGAGATTGAAAATGAATCTTCTAAAAATATTACAATTACTTATAATAGACAGAGTGCAGATGGTACTTATTCTGTTGTAGGTTCTAATGTAGTAACTGTAAAACAAAGTGATGTAGTATTAGGTTCTAGATTAAAGAATTTCGTTAATTTAAATAGATATAAACCTGAGACACATTATAATAATGGGTATTTAAAAACAGATGATTACGAAGCATCAGTTGCATATGCAGATTTAAAAGCGGCATATGATGTTTATTATGATTTAACTGAATACACTGTTTTCGTAGAATATTACTATGGAGTATATCCTACTTGGAATCGTATTACTACTGCAAGCTATAAGTTTAAATATAATGATGCTTATGAAAATGCAACAAATATTATTTAGACTTTAGGAATTGAAATAGATAAATATAAAACTGAAACCTATGAAGCAGGAAATATTTATCAAGAGCATTATGAAACATTTGATGATGTAGTAAATATTGGAGTTATTCAGATTTATTACAGACCCAAGGATTATTCATTATCTATTGAATATCTGAATGATAATGATTAGGTTATTCAAAGTACATAGATTTTAATCAATGAGACTATGTTCTTCAATGATCCTAGCCTTGCCGCGGTAATTGATCTGAATGCCGCAAGACCAGAAGGATATATCTTCGACGAAGAAAGATCTTATACTGGCGCAGTTACATTAAGTTCCTTACTTGCAAATGCACCTATTCATATTTATTATAAACCTGTAGATGCAGTAAGAACTAAGAGTATTGTAATTAGATATAGACAAGAGCTAGCTTCAACATTCTCAACTATCAATACTTCTATCATAACAATAGAGGAAGCGCAAGTTGGCGGCGGTGTCAGATTAAGTGAGCTATTTGATCTAAATGCATATCGCCCTGAGTACTACGATAATGGTATACTGAATGGTGTTTCCGCATCTTCTATTTTCACTTTTGATGAGATTCAGGGAGAATATATTGTTTTATATATGGCTTCTCAATATTCTACTCAAGTTAGATATTACACTGATGAAATCGAAAATGAAAACTGGATCGGAAGTGAGCAATTAAAATACACTGTATTAGATTTTAGCACTGATACTACTTTAATTGACTTAGGATTAAATATTAACGCTTTCAAACCTTCCTATTGTGATGATGGTGTAGTTCAATATACAGGTCCAGTTAATTTCTCTGCTCTTCGTAATCTTGATTCTATTGATATTGTTTATACTTCAATAGCAGAACCAGCAGACCCTTCTGGAATTGATTATCCTCATAGAATACTGTTTTTACAGCATAATGACATGGGTAACTTTGAGGGCGATTATCCTAACTGGACATTAAATCACGCTTATATTAATACTGGTGTTACTTGTAGTGATATGAGTAAATTAACTGTATTAGTTGATACTTATAGAGTATTCGATACAGAGCCTTTATATAATGTAAATGTGAATGACGCTTATTTATTTGGTAGTATAACTCCTAATGGCAGTTATTATATCAAGTATGTAAATAATACTAAGTTTAAGGATGAAAGAGAATTAACAGGTGTTAATACTTTTAATGTTGCGGCAGGTCTTGGTACGCCAGAACTAGTTCTGGAAGAGACAACAAGTGAAGGCTTTAGCGCAAACACTGGTATTACTGCTTCAACAAGAGATGGATACAGTTATGGAACTCTGACATTCACACACTTAGTTCAGAGTAATTCTGCAAGAATGGACGTTCCGCTATATCTGTTTGCTTGTGATATGAATGGATATTACAGAGGCGGTATCGCGGGCGTTGGTATTAAGAGCTGTAAGATTTACTATGATAATACACTTATCAGAGATTTTGTACCTGTGACATTCTATGATAAGATTGGTGATAAGATTGCTCCTAGTAACTGCTTATATGATAAAGTGACACAGAGTTTCTTTGAAGATGCAACAGGATTAAATAGCTTTAATATTATGGACGATCCCGCATATGAAGATACTAACCCTGAACATCATCTTGGCTGTTGCTATGCAAATTATTATCAGGATGGTACATTATTTAATAGCGCAACAATCTGGTTCCGCGAGAGTGATTTCATAAACGGAAATACTTGGGATCCTTATGATAAGTTGTTTGTAGATTACTATCAACCTAAATACGCAAACGCGGGTGTAATTAGTAATCTTAATACTTTAAGTGATATAACATTTAATAATGTTAAGAATTTCATCTTTGTTATAAATTATGCTATCACTGATTATCGTTTCACTGTAAAATATTGGAAAGATAACACAGAGGATGAAAATAATTTATTAGGAGAGGAAGAGATTTCAATCAATGAAAAAAATTTCTATTCTGTTCCTACTTTTGGTGATATTGTTGACATTCAGAAATATAAACCTGATAATTATAAACCTACTTATAATTATCCTGAAACTAGAGTTACTTTAAGTCGTATCTTAGAGCACGCGCCTTATGATATTATTTATCAAGAGGTAGAAAATCCTGAGATTTATACAACGACTGTAAAATATTATAGAAAACATTACACAACCAATTCTACATTATTTACTGCTAATTGGTTAGAGATTGGCACAAGAGAAGTAGAAATAGATGAGACACAATTTGCGGAAGGTGTCTATGTCGAGAAATTCCTAGACTTAGATGCATTTAAACCAGTTTCCGCAGTCGAAGGTGTTGAATTCTATGCGAATGGTGAACCTTATAACTGGTATCTTAAAGACGAAATGTTAGATACTCCAGAGAAATTAAAATCTCAATATCAAGTAGTCTATGATACTATTGATGTTCCTATTGAGGTTAGATACTATACAGACTAGGTCGATGAAGATAACCAGGTGGCTTCCGCAGTTTGGAATATCAAGTTAAGTGATTGGCCTGATGGCGGAATGTTCTACTTAACTGATGAACTACCTAATAGATTTATTAACGCTTATAAACCAGTTATTTGCTGGGGCGGTGAATTAGTAAATCCTTCTCAACAATATACTGTTTAGTCTCTTGCTGAACTGGGTCACGTTGATATTATTTATAGAACTAAAGAAGAACCTCATGACCCTGATAGTCTTGACTTCCCGCAGAAAGTTCTTTGGTTTAAGAAAGATACACATGATTGGCAACATCTTCCTACTTATGTAATTGGATTAGGTGGTGCTGGCGGTGCAATTGATGAACAAATAGATATTGAAAAAAATACTACTACACCATATTTGAATTTAGGATATACTCCTAAAGAAATTGGTCGTCTTAGAACAGAACTAAAAGGATACTGCGGAAACGCAGGTATTTCTAATATAGCAGGAAGCTGGTCTTATTCTACTGATGATTTTGAATCTTTCTTTGGTTACACCTCTGCTGTTGATAATAAAGAGATTTATGATAAACAAGGAGATGGAACTCAAGGTAAATCTACAATTGGTGTTGCCGCTAAAGAGGCTTCTTATGGTGAATTTACCTATAAGGGACATACTATTGGTGGTGGATTTATAGTTTATACCAATCCAGGTCCTCAAAGTTATGACGGTCACGCAGGATTCAATTTAAATAATAATGCCATGAATGATGGTTTTAATTTAGAATCTGTTCGTGAATTGTCTATGGCTTTCCGTAGAGGTAAACATAGTATTAAAGATATTGATTTAAATGATGTTATTATTTATCCTACCTATGCTACAAAAATGGAAGGTGGATATGGTGTTTATGATGATTTAAATTGGCATGAATATGCTGACCCTAAAGGTTCTGCCTGGAGACTCCCCGCAGAAAGAGAAGAATGGGCTGTTACTAAAACACCAAGTGGAGACCCTATTTATGTTCCTGGAGTTATCTTTAACCCTATCACTGGAACTATGGATGCTTATAATGGATATTTCGAGATGTATGATTATGAAACATCTAATAATCCAGAAATAAAATAGACATTAGAAAATAGAGACACAGATATTTTTGAATATCGTGGAAAACCTAGAGGTCCTCTTACATTATTCGTAACTACTAATCCTGATACTGGAACACTTAACTGGTTACCTTCTCCTAATATGGCCTATATGGGATTTAGCGGTGGTAGTGCTGGCGCAGGTTTACAATTTGCTAGTATGGGTGATCCTTATTCACCTGATTTTGATGGAACTGTTACTTATCAAGAAATGGTAATTATTGATGTTGCGGAAGATGGAACTCCTATTTATCAAAACAAATCTAAATCTAAGCAGTATGCTTATGCAAACTTCCATTTCAATGGATGCCCGGTACCTTGTCGTGCAATGATTTGGTATCTAAAGATTTGGGATAGAAATAGACTTGTTAGAGATTTAATTCCTGTTGCAGAAGGGGATCAAATTTATGACTTTATCGCTCCTGCCAATGGATTATTTGATAAGGTTACTGAAATCTTCTTTACTAATGAAAATGAAGGCGGAACCTATAAAATCCCTGTTTTTGCATCAAGAGGAAGATTTACTGGCTACACAGAAGAGACTATCGAAGCAAAAGATGTTTCGCCATTAAGATGTTCAGATGATCCTACTATCTGGGGTAAAATCGTTGTAAATTATTATGATTCTGATAATAATTTCTTAGGAAACCAATACGTAACTATTCCTGTTCATTATAATGAAGCTAATGAATCTATGGCAGATTTGTTACATAATAATGATTTTAAACCTAATGATTTCTATCATGATGGTATGCTTGATGTTGATGGCTAGCTTAAAGATATTAATGCGTTGGTTGAAGACCAATATGAAGCAGAAGGTGAAGATAAGTTCTTAAAAGATATTTATGAAAAGGGTGCTGCAAATATTTTCTATAAACAACGTACATTTACTAAGACAGTTGTTTATTATAGAGGAAACACAAGAGTAGCATCAAAGGATATATTCTTCTCATTAGATGATATTAAAGCGGCATCTGGTCTTAACGATTTAGGCTTAGAGCTTGATCTGTATGAGACTGAAGATTATAAGCCTGGCCGCCTTGTATTTAATGAACAAATCTTAGTAGATAAAGATATTAAGGCATTTATAGATGCTCCTTCTCCTATTGTAGTTTATGATGAATATTCAGCAACAGAGAAGCCAGATTTATTATATGTTACTTATTATCGCGGCGGTGCTTATGAGTCAACTGATATTAGCTTAAATCCAGATAATTCTAACTACTTAGACTGTGATTTAGCTGGACGTGTAATGAATCCTAATGGTGCTATTAAATATATCAACCATTATCATACAGCTTTATATGAGGATGAAACTCAAGACTACTTCATTGCATATCAGGTTAAAGTAGATTATAAGTACGTAGATATACACAAAGGACCTGGCCGCGCATACGCTACTTTGGCAACAATTACTGATGAAGGTATTTATACAGTTGTTGAAGAAAACCGCGGATGGGGTAGATTAAAAGAATATCCTACTGGATGGATTCTTCTTTCTTATACCAGTCCTGTTGTTGGTCCTGGCCAGAATCCTGATTTTGAAATTGGCGGACTTGGAGATGTTACTGTTCCTTTTGGAACTATTTTAAGTTTCAATAAGATGACTGTAGATAGACTCTGGGCATATTCACCAGATGAAGCATCTTGGATTAAAACTGAAGAAATTTCGATGAATGAAGAAGGTAAACTCTTCAATGCTCTTGCTACTCAAGTGGTACATTTAAATGAAATTTCTGATTGGAGTGGTATTAGTTCATTTAATGGAATAGGCGTTTCTGTAAATGCTTATAGATTAAAATACCATGATGATGCTGAATATGATTATCAAGGTGGTTTTAATTACGCTGAATTAAGTGCTTTACATTCTCTTGATATTGTTTATCCTGAAACAATTTATCAATATAATGTTCATTATTTTAAAGATACTTTATCAGACCAAGTGATTGATGAAGGTGAATTAGAGAGTCCTGGATTAGGTACGATTAAAAAGCTTTCAGACCAAGATACTGCGACAAGCAGACATATGTATGAAAAACCTTCAATAAATTCTAGGGTATTAAAAGAGATACCGGCCGCACATAGTCAGGAAAATGAAACTTAGGTAGAAATTTTATCAGAAGAAAATCCGCCAGGATGGGTAAAAATTGCTTATGAAGGAACTGAAGGATATATTCAAGCTAAATATATTGAAGAATGGATAGAACCCCCTAACTATAGCGTTGAACCTACCTGGTTATCCCCTGGAGTAGGAACTGCTTCTTTCTCTTGCTCAATGAGTGATTGGAATCCTGATTGGGATATATTTATTGAAACTAGCTGGCATTATGATGATAATAATGACCCTATTAATCCTACATTATATAGGGATACTCCTCTTACATTAACATGGGAATTCTTTGGAATAGATAGAAATCTTTATAAACCTACAGAAGGTTCTTATGATGACGGTTTATTCTTATGGAATCCTAGAACATGGAATAATGAAGATGTTTACTTTACTTTTGAAGAGTTAGTAACAACAGGTACTCAAGAAGTATTATACTTACCTACATTAGACCATTATAAAGCCGCTTATTATTTAGGATTTACTGAAATTCCTCTTGGAATAGATGAATTCTCAACTAAACCTAAAACTAATGGTAACGGCCATTGGGATGTTGAATATAAATATGAAAATCAATTTGCTTGGAGACCGCAAACTAATTATACAAATGAATAGGCTTTCCACAATAGAGCAGGAAAATTAAGAGATAATAGTATCAGAAATAATTATTCTGTATCTGTTGGTGGCGGAAATGTTTCAGAAAAAGTTGAGATATATGTTTAGAACAGAAAGACATAGAATAATGAATATTATTCTATTGAAAACTTCTCTAATAAACGTAATGTATCTGCGGTTTGGGCAGAAGGTAATGATTTAACCAATTATCAAAGTAATTATAAGATTGGAGATACTTAGATTACTGAAAATCTAAATCTTGAAAATCCTAATTTCTATACTTTTGTTTACGACCAAGAAAATCAATTACAGGTAGACCATGAAAGTATTTCAATGGAAAAACAGGTTATTGGTGCTATGTAGTTGTATATTATCTCTGGCTATTGGACCTCTACAATACAAGGTTCTAATTATTGGTTCACTCAAGGCGCTAGATAGGTTCAAACTCCTTATGTATATTATTACATTAAAGTTTGGGAAGATTTCTATCTAAGACATTACTTCATTCCTCTTCCTAAAGGTTATTATTTACCTAATGGAACTCAAGTTCCTTATAATACATTTTATGATGTCATTACAGGAGAATTATGTGAATCAACAAAAATTCCTTACCATGCAGCTCACTCTTCTTCTGGTGACCCTTATCCTACAGCTTATAGCCCAGAGGGTTATCCTCAAATCTTTAGAGTAGGAGAAGCAATAGTAAAAGATAATCAGTTTGATTACTTTGGAACTTGGAACAATTATTCTGTAGATGATGTTAATTATATCACTCAAATTACAACAGCAACAACAAGTTATAAAGACCCTGATGCATTAGCAATAGAAAGAAATAACTTAGAGGTTGATTTGGTAGTTCCTGTTAAAGGAGTTACTGCGGACGCCCGCAATAAAGTAATTGGAGAATGGTATAAGGTTTACGATAATAGCTGGTTCAAATCATAGAACGCAACTATTCTTCCTGGCGGAACATATACTATTACACCTTGTGATAAGTATATTGCCTTGAAAGATACTGCGGAACATGAAGGAGAGCGGAATCGGGTTATGACATATTTCGGATACTTAAATCCTAATGGAGATAGAGCTACAACATCTGTCACAACTGAGACTGCCGCACATGCAACCGCAGAGCATGAAGATATGTACTTCATTGGTAACACATGGTGGCCTAAGTCAGCAACAGAAGATAATGTAGAAGAGATAGAAGTAAACTATGCGGTTTCCGCAAGCAGACTTCCTGTATATTCTATTCCTATTGCCAAGGATGAATTTAAAGTCGATATGTTATTATCTGGTGCTAGAGTCACTGCAACTAAGAAACTTACTTACGATAATTACTGGCAATTTATTGGAACTGGTTGGATTGATACTGAAAATAATGTATCAGAGATTGTTTAATAGAAAGGAGTTTCCATGAAAGATTTTAAACTGGAAGAGGCGCTATCAGCGCCCTTCCTTAAACATAGTGAAGTTATCTATTTTCCAGTAGTCTTTGAAGATGATGGAGAGTCCTTTTCTATCGTAAATAATGGTACTGCGGCATCCCCTTGCCGCATTACCATTGTACCTCAAAATGATATTATGCTATTGCAGATTACTGGATTGAGTGAAGAGCCTATAAAAGTGGCAAGAGTACAAAGGGGAAATATTTTAATTATTGACGGAATTGATAAGGTTGTTACTGTTGATGGAGTATCTGCGTTTGATCGTTATGATGCTTGGGAGTTTCCTAAATTATCAACAGGAGTAAATAATATTAAAATCACAAGCGGCGGGTCTTGCTAGGTTAGCATTGAGTACCAGCCTCGTTACGTATAAGGGGGCGCCGCATGTTTAAAATATATGATTCTAAGAATAAATTTTTAAAATTAATTGAAGTGGCAAAGGGAACTCATATAGATTAGACTTTAGAGACAGGCTTAAAAACCCTGTCTCTAAAGTTACCTTTAACTTAGGAAAATATAAAAATAATAAATTATGAGGGTTATATTGAGACACCTACCGACCGCTTCGTTATAAAAGAAATAAATTATAAATACAATGTTACATTTGATGTATATTGTAAATCAGATATAGAAGAACTGAAATATACTTTAGTTCCTGTTTTTGATGTTATTGATATTAACATTGAGGCAGCCCTTCAAAAAGCCATTGGAGGTACATCCTGGACTCTTGAGTATAACAGTAATCTTAAAGATGCTGTTGAGTATAAATTGACAAATTCAACAATTTTTAGTATAATAAAACAAATACAATCAGATTTTAATTTAGATATTTTATATGATACTAAAAATAAGATTGTAAAAGTTTACACAAAAGCGGGGACAGATAAAGGAGCATATCTTTCTGACGAATTGAGAATAAGAACGCTTCAAGAGCAAGGTCAAACATTTGATTATTGTACTGTTTTATATCCTATCGGTAAAGACGGCCTAACTATTTCCTCCATCAACAATGGCTCTCCGTATATAGAGAATTATCAATATACGGATAAGTATTTACCGCAATTTTGGATTCAAGATGATATAGAGCAAGCGCAATAGCTAAAGATGAAAGCGGAACTTTATTTATCTACTCATTCCGCTCCTATTGTAGGTTATAGCATAAAATTAAGCGAACTTCCTCCTGGCCTATCAATAGGAGATGAAATCACTTTAGTTGATAAGATTAAGAAGATAAAACAAAAGCAAAGAGTAAGAAAGATAGTTCATTATCCTTTTGAGCCATAGAAAGACAAGGTTGAAATTTCTAATCGTTTAGTAAACTTTGCGGACACTATGGCTCATTATACTACTAATTATGATAAGCAGATTGCTTATATTAAGAATAATATCAAGGAGCTTTAGTAATATGACAGAGAATAGTTATAAAATTTTAAATTATTTAAAGAAGAATAATCCTTCTACAGCGAAGGAAATAGCGGCCGCCCTATAGATGGAAAAACGTAGAGTAGACTCTTATTTTTCTGCCGCAATTGAAGGGGCTGATCTAGGATATAGAGACCGCAACTACACTCCATCAAAACTTTTCCTAAATAAAAAAGGTATGGAGTACGAGCAAGACTAATTTGACAAATCAAAAATTTTTTGATATAATTTTATTATAAAGTAAAAGTAGTTTAAGGACAAAACCATAAAAAGAGTTTTTTAGAATTATTATATATATTTGAGAAAACATTTATGGTAGAGAAGCACGGAGACAAAAATAATCTAACTAAAGTCATTCAATACACTAAATTCCTATCAATGAGAGGGCGCTTCCTGGCCCTCTCTCTTTTTTTAAATCTATTAAGTAAATAAATTTACCAATGGTAGGAAAGGAGCTAAAATGGATGAAAATTTAAGAATTAGAATTTATTCTATTAAAACTAAGTATAAAGTAACTATAAAAACGATAGCAGCGGCGGCAGGAATTAATTATTCACTTTTGAGTCAATGTTTATCAGGAAAAAAACATTTTCCTCAAAAGCATCTACAGAATTTAGTAAAAGTGTTAGACAAAATTGATAGGGATAAGGAGTAACTGTATGGCAAGTAATAGACAGACGGGCGCATATCTGTGCCAAGTGGATAACCACCAACAAGGAAGTAGGTAGAATCTTGTGACAATTAGAAGTAAATAGGGCGAAGAAATAGCATATAATACATTAAGTGATAAAGCATTAAGAATTTATTTATTAGTGACATCAAATAAAAAAGGTTTTCAATTAACCATGAGTTCTACACAGATTGGCGGTAAACCATTACCAATGAATATGAGTAGAGCAACTTTCACAAGAGCAGTAAGTTAGCTTAAAGAAAAAGGTTTCTTAACTCAAAAAGATGATTCTCCCATTTGGGTTTTCCATGATTATCCAGTGGCGGAAGAGGCAATTGAAGTGATTGTAGATAAAAGGGACGAATAAGCTGTTCCTTTTTTACTTGAGTGACTCATTTTTGATTCACTCTTGTGAATCAAATTTGATTCACTAGTGACTCAAATTTGCTTCACATAATAATACAATAATATCGCAGCTAAAGCTGCTAACAATAATAATAAGGGGCGAGGCTTTCGCCTCACCCGCAAAAACCTAGGTAAAAGAAAGACAACCACCTGCCGCCTTTATTTGTCTTTCTTTTGATGAAAAATTTAGAAGGAAAGGAGGCTAATAAGATGGCCGGACTTACATAGAAACAACAACTTTTTACAGACTACTATTTGAGTCATACTCCTTTTGATACAGTCGCCGCATATGTCGCCATTTATGGCGATAAAGGAAGTAGAATTAAGAATCAAAAGAACGCATCTCAAATATTCAATATGCCGGCATGTAAATAGTATAGGGAACGCCGCCGCAAGGAAATATTAGATGAGATGAATGTTAATGCTTAGGCTATTGCTATGAAATTAATGACAATGGCTATGGCGGAAAAGGACGACCAGTATTATACTCCAACGATTCAAACAAAAGCATTAGATTTATTACAAAAACAACTGGGATTACAACAAACAAAAGCCAAAATTGATGCTGACGTTAATGCTGTTGTTCAATTCGTGGAGGACATACCTAATGACGCAGATAAGACTTAGTGAAAAAATCGGAAAGGGTTATAATCAATTTTGGAATTTTAAAGGTAGATACCTATTAGTGAAAGGATCACGTGGTAGCAAGAAATCAACAACTGCCGCAATGAAGATTATTTATTTAATGATGAAGTATCCTTTATCTAATTGTTTAGTAGTACGTCAAGTTTTTAATACACAAAGAGATTCAACATGGAAACAGCTTCAATGGGCAACAGAAACTTTAAAGGTTAATCACCTGTGGCGGTTTACTGTTTCTCCTCTTGAAGCTACTTTTGAACCAACAGGCCAGAAGATTTACTTTAGGGGTTGTGATAATCCTTTAAGTATTACATCTATTACGGCTCCTGTTGGTTTTTTAAATTTATGCTGGATTTAGGAAGCATACCAACTTGCTTCAGAATAGGATTTCAATAAGATAGATTTATCTTTAAGAGGCTAGCTTCCGCCAGGTTATTTTAAACAAATTATTTTTACATTTAACCCTTGGAGTGATAAAAGCTGGATAAAGAAAAGATTCTTTGATGTTCCTAATGATGAAAATAAATTAGCTTTGACAACTACTTATAAATGTAATTAGTGGTTAGGCCCTGACGATATTCAAGTTTTTTAGAATATGAAATAGAAATATCCTAGACGATATAAAATTGAAGGACTAGGATAGTGGGGCATCTCAGAAGGTCTTGTTTTTGATAATTGGAAAATCGAAAATTACGATGTTAAAAAATTAGGCGATTTACCGCTTTGGATTGGTATCGACTTTGGTTGGCAAGATCCGACCGCCATTAGTGTTATGAGGGTAGATGAATAGAATAAAAAATTATATTTTTGTGATTAGTTCTATAAATCTCAACAGACATTAGATCAAGTTGCGGCATGGATGAAAGCTCGCGGTTACCATAAATGTTTAGTATATGCAGATTCTGCGGAGCCCCGCTCGATAGTTGAGTTAACTCAATTAGGATTATTGAGGGTGAAGCCCGCCAAAAAAGGAAAAGGTTCAATTATGTAGGGAATTAGAAAGTTACAAGAGTATGAGATAATTATTCATCCTTCTTGTTAGAACGCGCAGATTGAATTTTCTAATTATGCTTTTGACAAGGATAAGTTTGATAATTGGACAGACAAACCTATTGATGCGTTTTGCCACTTAATTGATGCGGCTAGGTATGCGACGCAATGTGGTAGTGACCGCCGCAAATTACAAACTCTTTCAAAAGGGGCACTAGGAATTTAATTTAAAATTGAAGTTTTTTTGTTTATATTTTTCTTCTTTTGTTTCTTTTGTGATAAAGAGTTCATACTAAGAAAAAATTTTAAAGGAGAATTTTATAATGGAGAATCTTTTAAATGCTTTTGATTTTAAAACAATTATGTTGGTTCTTTTTTTTACCGCAGTAGGGGCAAGGGAATTAATATAGTTATATCGTTATTTTCATATAAGGATATATGGAAGTTTTGAAAAACAAGAAAATGCAAAAGATACAATGGTTTAGATGGAAAAATCAATACAATCAGTATTGATGGAATTAAAAGATATTGATAAAAAATTAAGTCTATTACAAGTGAGTAACCGAGACTCTATAAAAAGTTGGATTTTGATGTCATATCAAAAGTATAAAGAAGATAATACATAGTTAGATAGTATGCAAATGGATTTACTAGAACGCCGCTATCAGCACTATAAGGATTAGGGCGGAAATTCCTATATTGATGAAATAATGGAAGAGTTAAGAACCATTTACAAGAAGAAAGGAGAATCACATGTTTCAGTGTAAACTAAATAAAGAGACTCCATTGAGTGTAGAAATTATTAAAAAGATTATTTAGAAACATAGGGGTTCAGAAATCCCTAGGTTAGAAAATTTAAATAAATATTATCATGCAAAGAATCCTATTTTAGCAAAACAAGTTGCAGACGAAAATTTACCAAACAATAAGATTGCGCACCCATATGCTAGTTACATTACAGACACATTAACTGGATACTTTATGGGATAGGGGGTAAGTTATTCGTCTTTAGACTAGGCTGCCGCAGATGAATTGCAGATGGTATTAGAATATAATGATGAGCAAGACGAGAATATGGAACTGGCGAAAGACGCTTCTATTTTTGGTCTTGCTGTTGAGTTGTTATATGTTGATGAGGATGCTCAGGTTAGATTAAAAAGATTAGATCCGCGCGAAGTTATTGTAATTTATGATGATACTTTAAATAACGATATTCTTTATGGTATCAGATATTTTATTTGTGAAGATTGGGTAACAGATGAAAGATATTATCAGGTATAGGTTTATACCGATAAAGAAGTTATCACTTACAAGAGTACAGAGAACCTAAGTTCATTCCAGGAAATTAGCAGGGTCCCGCATTACTTTGCTATGTGTCCTGTTGTTGTTTATGATAACAATGAATAGGAAATAGGAGATTTTGAACCTGTTTTAAGTTTGATTGATGCTTATGATAAGATGGAATCTGATTCTCTTGATGATTTTGATTATTTTGTTGATGCTTACTTATGCTTATCTGGTTTACAAGCTGATAAAGATGACATCGCATCAATGAAAGAAAATCGTGTGATTTTATTAGATTCAGACTCTGACGCGAAATGGTTGACAAAGACTGGTTCTGATTCTACTATTGAAAATGTCAAGATTAGATTAGATAAAGATATTCATAAGTTTTCTAAGACGCCTGATATGAGCGATGAATCATTTGCGGGAAATGCTTCCGGTGTAGCTATTAAATATAAGACTATGCCAATGGAAAACGTAGTTTCTATTAAAGAGCGGAAGTTTAAGAAAGGACTCCAGAGACGTATTGAACTGATTTTCGTTATGTTAGGGTTAAAGGGGTCCGCATTTGATTGGCGCTCTATTGATATTACATTTACAAGAAATCTTCCTACTAATGAAACTGAAATTGCGAATGTAGTTAATACTCTTTCTAATGTAGTTTCTAAACAAACTTTACTTGCTCAGATTCCTTTTGTTGAGAATGTAGATGATGAAATGGAAAGACTTGAGAAAGAAAAAGAGAGTAATCCTTTTTATGACATTAGATTGGGGTTAAGAGGAGAAGAAAATGGCGGAGAAGATGAGACCAAGGAGTCAGTATCATAACAAAAAGAGTTATGATGCTTAGTTAGCTATTGTGAGGGAATTGTTATCAAGAGCCAAGGGTGTTTAGGAAGATATGATTGATGATTTTGAACAAGCCTTATATGAATTATATAGATTATATGAATAGCAATTCCCTTTCTTCTTCCATGTAGGAGTATTAGACGAAAGATAGTATGAGCGGTTACTAGCTTCATTATAGGGTGAAGGTGTTACTAAAATAAGTTAGGTATTAGATAGAATAAGATAGGATATAATTTCTTTACAGAATCAAAAGCTGATGACTTGGTTATTATTGGATTATGAATTGACAGCAAGAAAGACTGCGATGTCTTTAGGTTCAAAGGGAGTTTGGACTATGCCTGTGAATAAAGAAGCTAGAGTCATACAATCTTGGTGTAGAGATAAAAAAACTGTTTTAGATAGAATCAAGATAAATACCGAAGACATGGATTATAAACTTCGTGGGACTATTTTAAAAGGTATTCGTTAGAAATGGACTTTCGATCAAATGGCAGAACATTTGAAAAGGATAACAGGGATGGCGGCTTATAAAGCTAAGAGATTAGTTCGTACTGAAACTATGGCTGTATTTTCAAAAGCTACTAAAGATACTTTTTTATAGAATGGAATAAAGTATGTTTAGATTGTTGGTGATGCGGCCTGTGGTGGAATCTGTTTGGACTACGTTGGCTCGTATATAACTCTAGAGTAGGCTGAGGTAGGGGACGAGCTTCCGCCCTACCATCCTAATTGTGCTTGTAGCTTTTGTGCTTATGAAGAATTTTAGTAAAGATTTTTGGACAAACTTTTGCAAATCCCTTTTCTTTCTTTTTATATTATTATAGTAAAAAAAATTTTTTGATAGGAAAAGGAGATTTAACATGGAAGTTAAAGATACTAAAGATGTAAAATGGGCGCCAGTGTTAGGTTATGAAGAAGAATACCTAGTCAGTACAGATGGAAGAGTCTACTCTATTAGAAATAAGAAATGTCTTAAACCAAGAATACATACTGCTGGTTATTTAAGAGTTCTATTGTGTAAAAATGGAACTCCCAAAGATGCTTATATCCATAGATTAATGTGCGAAGCTTTTTATGGTATTCCTACAGATGGAAGAAATTATGTAAACCATCTTGATGAAGATAAAACTCACAATTAGATTACTAATTTAGAATGGACTACTAATAGTAAGAATGTTAAATACAGCTGGGACCGACATAAACAAGAGAGAATAGACTACTATAAGGAGAATCCTCCTGCGGGAATTGCTATAGTAGGATATAAGAAAAAGACAAAGTAGAAGGTAGGTTAGTGGAAAAGTATGTCTGAGGCTGCCCGCGAATTAGACACACATGTTTCTAATATTAGTAGGTCTGTAAAATCAAAGGGCAAAAACAGTGTAAAAGGAATTTTATTTTTTAAAATATAGAAAGAGGAACAAAAATAATTAAACTCTTGTTCCTTTTTTTTAATATTATTAACAGAACAATGAGGGATAAAAAATTTTTTTATAACTCAATTAATTTTATTACAAGGGCGCGCATAGGAGCGAACTTTTAAAGGAGAATAGATATGGCGAACGAAAATACTAATACAACAGTAGAAACTGGGGCAGAGCAAGTCCAAGAGACTAAAACCTATACTCAAGAAGAAGTGGACAAAATGCTGCAACAGGAAACTGACAGAAGAGTAACATCCGCATTACAGAAACAACAGAGAAAGTTTGAAGCGGAAAAGGCTGAGGCTGAAAAACTTAGAGATATGGATGAAGCTCAAAAGAAAGAGTATGAGTTCAATAAACGTGTAGCGGAACTCGAAGCAAAGGAAAAAGCATTTGCATTAATGGAAAATAAAGTAAGTGCTACTAAAGTACTTGGAGATCGAGGGCTGCCAATTCAATTTGTAGACTATATTGTGGCTGAGGACGCGGAAACCATGATGACTAATATAAATAACTTTGAAAAAGCATGGAAGGCCGCCCTAGCCGATGCTGTGAATGCGAGATTGGCTCAACCTGCTCCAAAAGGGAGCACCGCAACTCAAACAGGACTCACTAAAGAGCAGTTTAAGAAATTAAGTATCTCACAGCAAGCGGAATTATATAAAACTAATCCAGAGTTGTATAAAACTCTGACTGCGAGATAAAGGAGATAATTATTATGGCACACACAATTTATCAGAATTTTGTTCTAGAGAACAAATTAGATGATTTACTTACAACTCATATTGATATGAACCAGTTTGCAACTCAAGATACTTCTCTTGTCGAAGAAGCTGGTATGACAAAGAAAATTAATCAGTACACATCTACAGGTGATGTTGAAGATCTAGCTATGGGTGAAGGAAATACTGACGAGATCGAAGTTAGCTTCACACAGGTTCCTTATACTGTAGGTGTAACTCAGGGTCGTTTCTCTTACTTTGATGAGCAGGAAATGACAGACCCTATGGTGATTGACGCAGGTCTTAATGGTCTTGCAACTCGTATGACTAATGATTTAACAGCTAAGATCGTTGCTGAATTAGATAAAGCTAATTTAACTTATGATGCTTCCGCAAGCGGACTTACATTCAACGCTGTTGTTGATGCTATCGCTAAGTTCCCTGGTGAGACAACTGAGGCTGAAGGCTTATTCATTCTTATCAACAGAAAAGATCTTGCTGGACTTCGTAAGAACTTAAAAGACGAACTGAAGTATGTTGAAGCTTTTGCTCGTACTGGTTATATTGGTTCTGTATGCGGTGTTCCTGTATATGTTTCTGATGCAGTTCCTGCAAAGAAAGCTTTCCTTGCAACTAAGGCTGCTGTTACAGTCTTCACAAAGAAGGGTTCTGAAACTGAGCAAGAGAGAGATGCTAACATCAGAAAGAATACAGTTTATGCTCGTAAGGTAATGCTTGTTGCTCTTACAGATGCAACTAAAGTTGTTGAAATCGCAACAGAAGCGTGATAATTTTTTAATAAAGGAGTCAAGTAATGTTAGAAAAAATTAAAATTTTGCTTGGCTTTGCGGAAGATGATGAGAGTAGAGATGATTTAATCAATACTCTCATCAGCCTATGTAAAGACTAGGCAGTAGATTTTTGTAATCTAAAAGAATACTCTTCTAAGCTGGACTCCGCTGTAATAAGTATGGTTATTGAACGATACAATAAGATAGGGACTGAGGGTGTTTCCTCAGTCTCTACCAATGGCATAAATGAAAGCTATATGGAAGATTATAGTAAACCTGTAAAGGAAAAACTGATAAAAAATAGAAAGGTGCGATTGGTGTAACTATGATAATGAGAGACAAATTAGTCCAAGAAATAAAAGAATATGAATCAGATAATCAGGGTGGACGCGTCTCAAAAGGTGAACCAATTCGTAAAGAAATAAAATGTCGGGCTTCTTTGAATACAAGTCCTGAGGTGGCGTCCGCATATGGAACTTCTGGAGAACAAATTCTTCATGTAATTACATCTTAGGCTCTTGATAAAGGAGCCCGTTATTTTTTTATGGGTACGCCTTATACTGTGAGACATAGCTCACCTAGTTTGCGATTTAATTACTCTATTTTAGTTGAAGTAAAGGAGTAAAGACTATGTTTACTATTGATAAAGAAACAAATCAGATGACAATAGTAATGAAGGATACTGCATCTTTTGATATAGCGTTTGATAATTATTATTTAGTTGCGGGAGATAAAGTAACTTTTACTGTTGCCGAAGCGAAAGAATCACAAAACCCTTTGATTCAAAAAGAACTCACTGAATTTACTGGCGGGATTGCTAGAATCCAGCTAAGTTCAGATGATACAGATTTACCAAAGGGTTCTTATTATTATGATATACAGGTAGATACAGGCGACGGCCGCATTGATACAGTCGTTGGTCCTGCAAAGTTTAAAGTTTTAGAGGGGGTTACATACTAATGGCAGAGAATATTTTAAAAACATCAATGACTCCCCCAGAAACATTACATATTAGTACATTTTCTGAGAGTGCGGGAATACAATTAATTCCAGGCCCTCAAGGTGAAAAGGGTGATACAGGTGCTGATGGTAAATCAGCTTATTAGATTGCTGTTGAGAATGGTTTTGAGGGTACTAAAGCACAATGGCTAGCTTCATTAAAGGGTGAACAAGGTGAAATCGGTCCTCAAGGTCCACAGGGTATGCAAGGTCCAATCGGTCCTGCGGGTCCCGCTGGTCCAAAGGGTGCAGATGGTACTATGACATTTGAAGATTTAACACCTTAGCAGAAAGCT